ACCTTCGATGGTTCGAGTTCGTCGGACAATCCTTCCGTGAGGACGTCTATTCTGCTAGTGATATTGTCAAACCGCATTTCAACTTCACGACCAGAACGTTTTATAACTTTCATCCTCCTATATACTATACTTACCCGATTATTTTTATATTACTTTCCCCACCACCCTTTTTTCTTTTCTTTCACGGGAACGGCACCCACACGTTCAACTGCGGGTGGTTCCAGGGAACTGGTATTCACGAAAAAACGGCCAGCATCACCCGGACGAGAGACAGGCGGATACGAACCGATAAATGGCTCGGCGTCCGATGCCGGTTTCATTTCAAAATTTTTGACCTTGGCATTAAATGACTTATCGAAGTCGGCTCCAGTTATCATTTAATATACTCCTCGAAAAAAAACTGTTCACTAATATTAAATGTGTGATAACTTGAATCTCAATTCACTCAGCCAAAAAGAGACTCCCCTGAACACGCTTTTCTTTTCGGAATTTAACCGAAACGTTCTTCAGCGGGGTATCAGGCAGGCGTTCAAAAATAAGACTGGTATTGCTATCGATTATCAGAATGACCAGGATTTATATGGAATCATGCGTGTTGCATTTATAAATAACAGTGGTGATCATTATCATAAGGTAAATGAACAAGTCAAGTTTATTAACGAGCAGGTGATCAATATCGCATTAGCCCAAATCCAAACGGGCGTTACGCAGTATATTGACTATTTGAAAGATTCGGATACTATAGCCAATCCAGAGGACAGGCCGGTGAGTACAAGTTTAGTTGGCATGAAGATTCCCAAGAATTCACAAATAGGTATGTAAGCGACGTAATTGCCATGTTAATTTATGTAAATTATCAGAATCCATATCTCCGATGATCACTTTCGCGTCATCGGGAAGTGTATCCATTTTATTGATACGGCGCATTAGACCTTCCAATATACCCTGAATGGTTTCTATCGTAAGATTTGTAGCCTCTTGAGCAACATTGACGGGGTTAGAATGCAAACTCAGTGAATTAGAAATTTCTTGTAATCTACTGAGTTCATTATAGTTATTCACGGACAAAAGACTCATTATTATTGTTTACTAATATTTTTTGTCATTATTTTTTTTCGATCCTTTCACATATTCCGGGGGAATACCCGCTTCATGAGCCATCCTCGCAGTTGTAAGCCCTGCGGCTCTTGCATCTTTTATTTCTTGTTTGTGTATTTTCTCCAGCGAGAACATGTCATCTAAATCCACCTTTTCCTCGTCGGGGATGGCATCTTCTTTCTTTTCATAAAATTCGGCATATTCACTCTCGAGGTTTTTATCAGATACTCTCCTGAGATACATCATGATACCTATGATAATAAGCAGACATATGATAGACCCAATTGCCATTCTTCCTCTATTGTTCGCAAGTCTGGTTGCGATTGACATTATTACTATCTACAAACATTTAAAGTTATGACACTATTCATCATTAAGTGCCATGGCTACCTTAAATTATTACAAAGATGAGACCGAGAGGGTTTGTAAATCAAAAGGTTGGGACCGTGCAAATGTTGATACAGTGTGGCTTCTTCTTACAGAGGAGGTGGGGGAATTGGCATCCGCTATCAGGCAATATAAGAAGACGTTTAAGAAAACAAATTTGAAAAAAGACAAAGGCGTAGATGTCATGATGGAGATGGGAGATGTATTTAGTTATCTATTTCAATTGGCGCATATGCTTGATGTTGATTTAGATACAATGTGGTCAGCACACAGGCAGAAGATCGGAACTAAGAAATATAAAATATAAGATTATAATAAATAATGAGTTCTTGTATGATCGACGACGAGGCTGCCATAGATAAGATTAATCCTTTTGTTCAGAACGATTTTTCTTTGCCCGGTGGGAGACGCGAGACACTTAAATCTGAATTCAAGGGTTCTATCGAAGACGAGGCTCCCGGTGTCGCTGAACCAGAAGAAAGTCCCATATGCAAATACGGCATCTCGGCGGGTGATAATACATTAGATTGGTGTTCTCGTCCTAAGGTTGATAAGACTTTACCGGTTCAAAAGAGAAACATCGATACGGGTCTCGAGCCTCCTATTACCGATGATGACGATGAAATCAGGCCAACTATATTAAAAATTTTATGTGTTTGTGTTATTATCGCCGCATTGATACTTATCGTTCGTCGATTAGCTTCAAAACAGTAAAAATTCTATGTAATCGTTTTTTAGAGAGACAATGTTCAATCGCATCGGGTAAATAATCCCGGATAAACCCCTTCGCAAATTCTAATTGCCATGTATTCTTTTTGTTTATATATGGAACCTTGAACGACGGATTTACAATCTTACACGTATTCATAATACGAATAATATCGTGACTTTCTAAATCCTTTCTAGCAAGTAGATTATCTAAAGCGATCAAAGCCATTCTTTGTGTGGATTCGACCGTTTTTTCAACCATAGTTTGTAGAAAATTTTCATATTGGATATCTTGTTTAGAACACGTGATTTCTACCCAATCACCTTTACTAGATGTATATAAATAATCAGTAAAATCTTCATATATAGCCAAAACTCTATTCCATTTAGTGTATTTTATTTCCACATAATTTAAATTAGAATCGACATCGACGACATTCAATGCACTCTTTAAGAATGACGTCATGAACTGATGTATCGTCTTTCTTTTAAACTCATTAATCTGACATTAAAGAGTTCCTAAGTTGTAGCCATTTCTTTAGATTTTAAGTCAAAAACGATGAAATTCTCGGGTATTGCCAACAATACATTTTCGTATCTTTTAACTCTCGATGAGTTTAGATCGAAGATGCCAGATGAATATAAACCTTCATGGATTAAAATCACAACCATAACAGTTATTTCCAAATTTGAACGGGAAATAGACATTAAGAAACTCAGAGAGGTCTTTGAAGAAAATGGTTCCATAAAACTTCGTCGTGTTGGTTCAGATTTTGATGGGTTTGAATGGAAAATTAAACCCACGACCTTTTATAATCAAATTACTCTCACGTACGAGGATCAATATTCTGTTAAGTCGGTGAAGATTTTTCCGAACGGTTCCATTCAGATTGCGGGGGCATCTGATCTCCTCGACGCAAAGAGAATCATCACACAACTGGAATATTTGTTTAAGATTTGTATAGGTCTTGAAAAGCCCACACCATTGGATTCTTTCCGGGTCGTTATGATAAATAGTAATTTCAGTTTGAATTACAATGTCAATCTCATGGAAGTCGCACAACATTTTGAAAACCATTCGGACATTTTCAAGATTAGTTTTGAACCAGATCGGTATTCGGCGGTGAAGATCAAATTCAGGCCAGCAGAAGAAATGAAAGAAATCACAACTAGTATTTTTAGTACTGGTAAGGTTATTATAACTGGCGCAGAGACTCTCAAGGAGATCGTATTCGCATACAATATTATCAATCAACACATCAATCAAAATGAAAAAATTCGTGTTAAACGAACTCAAGACACCGATACATTCAATATATTTCTTGGTCACAATATTGAAACCATGATTAGAAGAGTAAGGGCTAATGGATATCACTCGTGGCTCAAGACCATTACAAATCGAAAAATTAATTTCTAATGTTAAAGTAAATAAGATCATGTCGCAGCGTCTCGGAATGGCAGACGGTCGTCAATATTCTCTTAACTCTTCAGCACAACTCTTGAATAACCACATCATGCAAAAAAATGGTGTTCAATATGCGGATAATTATTCTTATCGACAACTTCTTCAGAAAGGTGGTCCGGCCGTGATCGAACAACTTCAAAAGGAGCAGGCGAAAAAGGGTCTCATTAAACCGGATACAAATTAATCACGTAAAATATGTGAAAAAAACTTATAACAATACTTTAATGTCCTCTCCCTGTTCTATATGTCTTACAGAGGTTAGATCGACCAGATCAAATACACGCCTAAGGTGTGGGCATATATTTCATACGGAATGTTTAGATAAGTGGAAAGAAAAGGGCAAGAATACTTGTCCGACGTGTAGGAAACTATTTGACGTTTCAAAATTTACAGTAACTATAACAGTTACCAATAACGACACAGGTAATTCAGATTCCGTACCCGTGCCGGAGTCCGAGGCAATGTTGAGATTTTTGGACGAATGTGATATCAACTTTGATATAGAAAACGTATTAGACCTTAGAAGTCTTCTGTCGGACCTTGGGATGAGTCTTTCCGACTTTAATTCCAGTGTCGCGGACACAGAATGAACTACAGTAGGTTGTGTAATTTAAACCAGGATAATTCCTTGCCGCATATCTAGGATCTTTGATCACCTTACCAGACGCATCACTCAAAAGAGGACCTGTAGCCCATCCCCTCTTATGAGAAAACACATTAGCTTTAAAAACGATTCTCTTACCCTTTTCTACCTTACCCGCACTACGAATCCTTGATTCAGGCACCTTAAAAAATTTGCTTAAACTCGCCACCGTATCTCCATCCTTCACCTTATATTCAACCACGCCGTGTTGTTTATAGAAGTGAAAGTCTCCCATTCTAATATAGTTTGTGGGTCTCCC